CGATGCGTTCACGGTTTGCGTAAGGCTTGACGTGTTCTTGGGGGACACGTAGTCGCGCAAAGTCAAAGCGGCGGCGCTGTCAGGGATTTCACCCGAAGCAACCGCGTCCCAAAGGCCGTCGGAAAACGCGGCCATCCACACCTTTTACACACCCCCGAGGGCGTCACGGCAAGGGAGAGACCGTCCTGTAAGTGTAAGGCTACAAGCCATGATGTCAGAGGTTGAGAAGATGCAGGGGAGCCCTTTCGCTCCCCCGCGTTCTTCGGGTTAATCTTACGACGTGCGGCGAACGGCAGAGATGGACCCAGCGTCCACGATCTGCGTGCCACCGCTGAACTGCATGATGACGCGAGTCACGTCGTCACCAGTCACGTCGCGGAGGTTCAAGATGCTCGCGTTGATGTGGTCGGTCAACAAGTCGGTACCGAAGTACAACTGGTTGGGGTTGCACATCACGATGGTGTCGTTTGGCATACCAGCGGGTGCCACGATGGCAAAGCCGAGGTAAGACATTGGGCGAGATTCACCAACGAAGGTTGGAGAAATTCCACCGCTTGAGGTGATCACACCGGCCATGGCTCGCTGGAGCAAGAACAATGACTTCCGGCTCATGTAAATCACTGCGTCGGGGTCGCTCTGCACCTCGCTTGGCGCGTTGTTGACAGCCGCGTCCAAGTGGGTCAAGATACCAGTGGCGGAAGCATCGTCAGCGGTGAAGGCACCAGCGGCGGTACCGTTGTAGCCCAAGTTCGAAGCGTCGTCCTTAATGACTTCGCACAGACCGTCAAAGCTGTCGTAGCTGGCGGAACCGGAACCAGAACCGTCGGCGTCGTAGTTACCCTGCCACAAGTTGCCCTCGATTTGGGCAGCCACGCGAGCGGCCACGTACTGGGCCACGTAGGTGGTGAAGTCGGCAGGAGCGGCGGAGTTCTGTCCGCTCATCAAAGCACCTTCCCACGTAGCGCGGAGGTCTTTGTTGCACACCTGTTCTTGCGCCTGCAAAGAGGTCGCGGTCAAAACTTGCTCACCGAGGGTGAGGGCGTTGTTCTGACCTGGGGTGAAGGTGCAAGTAGCGGGCTCGATGTCCACGCCGGAGAACTTCCGGAGGACGGCCTTGCTGTGAACGTTCTGCAACACCTGCACGTAGTTGTTGGCGATGGTGTCAGCTGACAGGATAGCCGCCGCCACGTATGGGCGGGCCGCCTCACCTGCGTAAGTGCCGGCTGCGATGCTGGCGTTGGCAAATTTGTATTGGCTCATTTCTGAGAGAATTTAGAGTGGAGGGCGGCGACGCGCTCCTGTAATGAAAGTTTTGACAAATCAAGTGGCTCCGCCTGCGCCGTTGGCGTGGCGTGCTTCAACATGGGAACGGCTTCGTCTTTCATCTCTGAAAGCTCGGCCTTGACGGCGGCCAGTTCCTCAACAACGGGGTCAGCCTCGGGGGCTGCCTCCTCTTCGGCTTCGGGCTCTGCCTCGGCCTTGGGTGCCTCGGGGTTGACGTCGGACATTTCTTCTTTGTCCTCGTCTTCCTTGAGGGATTCAAACGCGGCCTTGATCATTTCCTCAACTTCGGCGCGGGTGACGTAGGAAGGCTTGTCCTCTTCCTCCTTGTCCTCCAACTCGACCTCCACCTCAACTTCGACCTCGGGGGTCTCTTCCGCTTCGGGGGTGTCGGCGCTTTGCTCGACGCGCTCCTCTTCCTTCTCCTCGGCTGCCTCCTCGGCTTCCGGGGCGCCCTTCATCTCTTCCACCTTGCCACCTTCTCCAATGACCAGCAAGCGGCCGTCGTTGAGCTCGTAGTCTCCAGCGGGGACGGAGATGCGTTCACCCTCGTCGTTGATAATGTAGGCCTCCGCTCCAACGGCGAACTCGTCGTCGGCGTAAAGAACCGTGCCATTTTCCAAGGTGACCTCGGCCATCTCGGTGCGCTTTTCCTCTGTGACAGTCAGGTTGACGTCAAACTTGTTAAGGATCTCTTGAACGCGTTGTTGAATGTTCATGTTTGTGCGTTTTTTATTAGACGGTTTCGGCACCCTAATGCTGACAAACGGAGCCACTTATTTTTTGGCCTTGGGGTGCTTGGCAGGCAGCAAGTCGTTGTCGGTGGTGTATTTCGCGTTTTCAGGGCGCCCGTTTTTCACGAGGTAAAGGAACGCGTTGACGCGAGCCAACCCCCATTGTTGCGAGCTTTTCACCTCGGGAGAGTGCGACGTTTGATATGCGCCCACGCCCCTTTGATAAACAACTCGCAGTTTGGCCACGCTTACGCCGTAGCCCAACTTCTCCTTGTAGCGCTCGTTGAAGTCGTCGCTTTTCTGCTGGAGCGTCTTTTCCACTTCCTTGGGCACCTTGACCTTGCCCTCGCTCGCTGCGGCGCCTGGTTTGTTTTTGGAGCTGCCGCGCTTGGGGTTCTTATTTGGGGTGTCGCTCTTGGGGGCTTTCTTGCTGCGCTTGACGCCACCACGCGGTCCAACCTCTGCCGCCTCGTAGCGCTCGGCCATGATCTCCACGGCCACTTGCTCCAGGGCGGACAGCGTTTCAAACTCGCGCATCTTGGCGTCGGCCCAACGTTTACCAGCCTTGCCACCCCAAAGGAGGTAGGAGATATACCCGCAGTCGCTCGTGTCGCCCTTCTCGTAATAGACCTCCGCCCGCGCGAGGTAGGACGCCATGCGGCCAATGGTCTCCCGGCTCAACGGTTTCTTTTGGGCCAACTGCTGTGCCCGAATCTTGCCAGTCTGCGTGGCGCACTTGTTGCCGTGCTTCTTGTTGAGCTCGATACCGCGCTTGGCGTTATTGACCACCGCATCCGGGTAGTCGCTGAAGCTTTCCATCTCCAGCAAATCCAAAACAGCGTCCACGACGTCATAGCCCAGGACGGCGTCCTCCTCTTGCTTTTGCATCTTGTCGGCGAAGTAGCCCTCGATGGAGAACCCCTTGACCTTGCCTTCCTTCACCCAGTCTTGCCAAATGGCCTCGTTGTCAACTTTGACGGCGACCATCCATGTGCCCACCGGAACGTCGAGGTCATAGACCGCCGACTTGTCCTTGGCTTTGTCTTCAACCAACCATGACTCCACCACGGTGAGGCCGTTGATGGCGTGCTCGTGCTCCAGGGTGTGGGCCGTTTGGCGTCCCTGCTGGAGGTAGAGTTCCGCAGCGCGGCGGACTGTGTCCTTTGAGAAGTAGACGTAGAACTCCCCGCCTGCGTTTTTGCGGTAGATCGGTTTGTCGGGAACCAAGGCCGGCCCCATGAGGATGCGCTTGTCGTTGTCCACCTCGGCAAAAAGAACCTTTTGGTCCTTCAGCGCCACGAAGTCCAACTCGATGGCTGGACGATCAACCAAGGAGATGGCTTCAATACCGAAGACCTCGGCCTCCTCGTCAATTATAAGTTCCACAATTTTCATTACCCGAGTGTTGCTTGGTCTTGGACCTGTTGGTTTGCTTGTTGTGCGTTGCTGACGTTCTGCGCAATGACGTAGGCCTGGATCGGTCCAGCTTGCCCGGCCCCTTCGCCAAGGAACCCGAGGTCCAGGGCTGGCGCTCCCGGTGCCCCGACGGCTCCAGCGGCAAAGCCTGCCGCCGGCCCGCGCTCTTCAGTGGCTGGAGGCGGTGGGTTGCTTCCCTGGAACTGCGTCTTGCGGATGTTTTGAATTTGCGCCAAACCTGCGGCACCTGCCGTGGCGGCTGCAATGAATCGAGAGCCCGGGAACGTGGCGTCCTTTGCCAGGGCGTCGGTGATGGCTTGGCTTGTGTTGAGGACAGCGGATGCAAGGGACAGGGCTTTGTTGCGCTTGAAGGCGCGACGTGCCCCCTCCTCGTCGTTTTTGGCGAACGCCGCGTTTAATTGTTGCAGGGCAGAGAGGGCGGCAAACGTCATGGCGCGTTTTTGCTCGATGAGCGCGCGCTCTGCGGCCAACTCTTCCTCACGTCTCTTTTGGTCCTCTGCGGCGGCTTTGTCCTTCGCTTTCTTTTCCTCTTCGAGGCGTTTCTTTTCTGCGGCCTCTTTTTTCTCTGCGGCCTTTTTGGCAGCCTCGGCCTCCTTCTCTGCGTCCTCGATGGCCTTCTGTGCTGCGGCCTCCTCCGCTTTGCGGGCCTCCTCTTGCTTGCGCGCTCCCTCCGCGCGTATGATGTTGAGTTTGTTGTTGAGCGTGGTTTGAAGCTCCAACGACTCGCGGCTCAAGTTGAAAATTTCGGCCTCCAACTGCGCCACGGCTTCGCGATCCTCTGTGGTGCTGGCGGTGTTCTCAAGGCGAGCTTTCGCAATGGCGAGTTCTTCCTCGGCCAATCGCTTCCGCTCCTCAAAAAGGGCGCGTTCCAGTTCGCCGGCACGGGCCGCTGCCTTCTCGCGCTCTTCCAAACTTTTGGTTGTGTCTTCAGCGACCAGGTTCAACTCCTTGATTTCTGCGCGCGTCTTGGCCGTGGCCACCGTTTGCTTGATGCGGGCGTCTTCCAACGCTTGCTCACGCAGGATCAAGTCGTCAAACAAGGCCACCTCGTTCTTGATTTCTTCGTTGAATCCTGTGACGGCCTGCGAGGCTGTGTCGTAGGCACCGGAAAAGTCCCCCTCAAAAACTTGGACCACCGCCTTGCCCAACATCCCGAGCCGGTCAATCACCACGTTGGTGACGGTCTTGATCACCTCAAAGGCGCGGGCAAATTTGCGGGCTCCCTCCTCGGAACGCGTGAATGCTTTGACCAACCCAACCACAGCCACAACCAAGGCACCGACGCCCGTGGCAATGATGGCCGCACGCGTTAGCTTCAACCCCTTGATGAAGGCCTTGGTTCCGTTGGCCGCGTTCTTGAACCCGGACACAGCGCCGCCCGTCATTTTGTCGAGCTGGCTGGTGAGCGCGGACGTGCTGTCGCTGACCTTTTCAACGCCCTGTTTGGCGTCATCGAGCGAGGCCGTCAGTTGGCCGGTGTCCGCGTCGATTTCAAGTATTACCTGTTGCTTGGTTACAGCCATTGGACCACGTTAAAGATGAGCAAGCCAAACGCCGCGAGGTAGGCCAATGTCAGCAAGATGTCCAAAGGGAGAGCCCACCAAAGGGACGGCTTGCGTGTCTTGGTTGCCACCAAAAGGTCAATGGCTTCAGTGATATGACGCGGGTTTTCCATTTGCTTACGTTGGGTTGATTTCGGAGTTGGGTGGCTTGCAGAGGTTCACAGGTGTCACGCCACCAATGACCGTGGTGTTTTTTACCCAGTTGTAGCCGTATGCCTCACAACACGCCTGCGACCCGTAGTCCGGCGAGCCGGTGGTCGAGTCGTTGAAAAGAACGTAGTTTTCTTTTGCGATGTGGCTGGTCGGCACGTCCTCGCAATATGCGATGTCAGACAGAACCTTGAGGCACTCAATTTTCACCAGGCCTTCCACGTTCGCGTCGTAGGTCATTTTGGTGACGCGCCACCGCGCCCCCCGCATCCAAATTTTGTCGCTGAACTCGAAGTCGGCCAACTCCACGCGATCCAGTTTGACGTGCAGCGTCATGACGCGGGCCTCCTCGCTGTATAGCTCGGTCACATATTGCGACCAGTATTTCACAAACAACGTGTTGATGGGTGGCGTCGCCATTGGAACGAAGGGCCGCTCGACGCCGTATTGAAGCTGGTTGTCGTCAAGGGCCGGTTGATCTGTGGAGAACGGCGAGAAATACGGGAAGAGCGTCGCCGCGCTGCCCGTGGTGCCGTCGTCCGCCTTGACGTAGTATTCGCCGAAGTTGTCCGTCAGCCCTCCGTAGTAGGCCAACATGGGCTTCGGGTTTTCGATGCGCTGACCCGACGCGTTGATGCTGCGGTAGATTTGGAAGGGCGTGCCCGGAATAAGGCTAACAATATACGGGGCGAAGGGCGCCTCGATCACCTTGTCTCCAGTGGCAAAGTCGTTTTCGGGGTCGAGGACTTGGTATCTTCCATAGACGCGGCCACGTTGCTCCTGGACGGCGGTGGCCACAAAGTCCTGGCCGGCAGCCTGCGTCCATTCGTAGCGCTTGGCCTGAAGGTCCGTTGTTGGGGTCAGCGTGATGTCTTGGCTGTAGTCGATCAAGTCGTTCCAGCTCTTCTCCGTCCCTGCGTCCATGTAGTCGACGTAAGGCTCGATGAGGAGGTGGTTCTCCCGGTTTTTGTCGGGCACAAAAACAAGGTTGAACATTTTCTGAAGCCCAAGCACGAAGTCCAACTGTTTCATCTCGGGCAGGTTCCTGTCT